TCTTTTTATTATGCTTTAGTTTCATTTTTTAGCTCCGATGTTTTTTCTAGGCTTTCAATAAGACTTTTAACTTCCCAATTTATATCTAAAATTTCTTTTTCTTCAGATATGAAATCCTCTGTATAAGTAGATTCTTGTTGTTCAAACATCCCCTTAGCTAATGAATCTAAACCACCATATCCTTTTTTACCCGGCACAATAGTTCTTGGGTCGATATAGCCACCAGCAAAGGATTTTCTATGACGCTTGACGGCGCCTTGTGGTCTTTTATCTCTTTTAACTGGGTAATATACTTTCCCTTTTGCGCGTGGGGTTGTGTATCCGTCTTCTCTGCGGCCGGCGGGAGGCTCGCCGGGAGCCGCCAGTAGAACGTCCTCCTCTCCGCCAAGTTCTTCACCGCCAAGTTCTTCACCGCCAAGTTCTTCACCGCCTAGATCGCCACCAAGTTCCTCCCCACCAAGTTCTTCACCACCTAGCTCACCACCTAGCTCACCACCTAGGCCTCCACCCAGGCCGGCGGCTGCTTCTTGCTCTGCTTCGGCAACAGCAGCTAGCTTGGCGTCAAACTTACGATCATAGAAAAGTTCTCTTTGGTTACGCAAGAATTCTTCGTGCGACATGTTAAATAAATGCTCTGCAACCCAACGACGAGAAAAGAAACCCTCTGTCGCTTGGCCGGCGACAGAAAACTTCTTGTCCCAATGCTCAAGCTCTTGTAGCTCGGCGATCTTCGAAGGGTTATTAAGAGATAGCTTAAAACTTAAAAGGTCATCACCCTTGTAACCAATAGTATGAAGATGAACAATGCCTACTTTTTCAAGCTCAGAAACGACGGCACGTTGAAGCCTCTGGACAGTACGTGCAAAACGTATGTCCTTCTGGGCGAGCGTTGTCTTATCTTCGTCGCCACCTTCGGCATTTGTTAAGTAAGAAGCTGGGATTTTGAGCGCCGAGAAAAGCTTATCTCTAAGATATTTAACGTCGTCAATCTGACCAGTATCGGATCCACCGGAAAGATTTTGAATATCTGTAGAGCTTTCGCCGCGGACGGGAATAAAGAAGTCTTCCTCGATGCTCAAGGGATTATAACGGAGGTCAACACGACCTGTGTTCTGATCAATAACGGTATTTCTTTTCATAGAAGAAATAACTTTTTGCATATATTGCTCAACCTCGTTAGGAGGAATCTGTCCAACATCAATCTTAAACATACGACGATCTGGGGCCCGGACAATACGATAAGCCATCATTGCGTCTTCTAAAAGGATTAATTGACGCCAAATACGGCGGGCTGGTTCTAATACTGATGTGCCATATGGAGCATATTTATCATTTCCTAGGATACGAAAATGGCCAATCTGCCAGTTCTCGAAAGTCATTCCGCCCGTATTCCATTGGAACTGGATATAGTTGGCGTTTGTCTCGTCTTCGCCTTCTAGTCTTTCAACTTCGTGAGTGGGTAAGCCGATGCCCGTCTTAACACCATATTTCTCGTCTAAATCCAAATATAAAAAGAAATCACCATATTTACACATGCCGCGGCACCAGCCAAAAAGGTTGTGGTCGATATTTAAAATATTATGGTATAACGAATCTAATACTGCTTTAATTTCTTCGTTCGAGCACTTGATATTCAACATCGGTTGCAAAGAAGAATGAGTTGTCATTTCATCAGCATATATATCTAAAGCCGAGGCAATTTCTGGCGTGTACTCCATTTGATCAAAATCAATATACCTTTCATTGCGGTTATGCTGATTCATAATTCCTAGTTGTAAATTATGAGCACTTTTAGAGCGTGAAGTCTTAAACGCCTGACCACTAGCAGAACGGAACTGGGCCGAATGCTTATCTAGCTGGGTTCTTCTTAATCGGCGGCCGGTTTGTGTTCGCCGGCTGACTAAGGGCCCAGAAAATATTCTTGTCAGAGACTTAAAAAGTTCTGACCTTGGATTTCTTGGATTTCTACTTCTATCTGCCATTTATTTATCCCTTAATAAGCCAGAGGAATTCTTCATAATTCTTTTTTTGCTGCAAAACATTATCATTTAGTGGGCCTTGACGGTGGCCCCTCATGCCAGGAATAGTGGTCTGCATTGCACTTTTGTTTGATTGTATTGAATTTATCATTGCTTTCCCATATTCTAAATCTCGTTGATTGATCGTGAGTGCAGTATCTCTAACCCAACACCCAATTGCCAAAGCCATAACCAAATCATCATGATAACTTCTCATGGCCTCCGCTTTATTGTTATTCCATATAAAAGTCTTAAACTCATCTACAAGACGTGAAGAGTATATAGTAATTAGTTTATTTCTAATGAATTCTTCCATTTTAGCGATGATTAATGGACGGGTTTTTGTAGAAGTCGTAAAGCCGGGAATCGAATTGTTAATAGATTCGGCGCGTAGCTGATCAACATACTCGTGGGTACCCTTAACAGAGAAATAAAGATTGGGATATAATCTATCCTGAAGCTTCTCTAAAACCGAGATGCCTAAACTATTATTCTCGACCACTAAAAGACATTTCCCAAACTCTCTTCCTGTGCTATCAAGTATAGAAGCAAACTGTTCAAGATTAGGTTTACCACGATACTCGCCGATAATCTCCAATGTTTCTAATTTAACAATGTGGAAGACAGAATAATCTGCACCATCTCCTCGGGCAACATCAGCAACCATTAAGTAAGAGGCTTCAGGACTATATTGTTCCCATAACCATAAATTCCGATCAAACCCCGTTCTATACATTGGCTCTTTTACACCGAAAACCAATCGCTCTAAATCTTCTGGGTGCAGAACGGTTTCGCCAGAAGCATTAAAGTTACATTCTAACTCTTGGGCTATTTGGCGGCGAGACATATTCCTAGTTTCTTTTTCAAACCAATCCTGATCTCGTTCTGGGTGGACGTCCCAAGGTAGGATCGTGGCATGAAAATCATTTTCACCATTTTCTGATTCAACATATGTTTTGTGAAACCAGTTCCCAACACCGTTAGGTGTGGATAAAGCGATGCATCGACCACCGGTTGAAAGGGTAGGATACAAGCCTGTCCACAATCCTTCAAGACCGTCAACGTGTGCGGCCTCATCAATAACTAACAAAGAAAGTGCTTCGGAACGACCAGCGTCACCAGTCGTTGAAGCTGCTTTCACTTCTGAGCCATTTGTAAGAACAAACGATGTTCTGTTGTCAATCTTTATCTCTGCTATTTTAAGCCAAGGAGGAACATTTAGCATGATGCTCTTAACTTTTTTAACTAAGTTGGCGGCCGTTTGGAACTTCGTGGCAATGACCAAGACGTTTTTGTCTCGGTAAAACAGCAACAACCACACGATATATGCGGCGGTAATTGTAGAAATGCCTAATTGTCGAGCCTTAAGGATAACACTAAACCGATGATCATTAAAGCTGTCTAGCAAGTCATCTTGATAAGAGTAGGTCTTAAACGGAATAAGACCCTTTAACGGATGAGAGATTCTAGCATAGTTATTAATGAAATAAGAAGAATCCTTACCACACTTAATAATTTCTGCTACAATCTCTTTTTTGCTTAGTTGCGGAGGCATTACTCAGCCTTATAAGCGCTGTGTATATCCTTTCTGGCTTTGACCTTGCCATCAACGCGGACGGGCTGCCCTTCGGTTGGTTTCTTTCTGGAGTCACCCTTGGTTTTAGTACCCCAGCCGCCCTTATCTAGAAATGTTTTGAAATCAGCCTCAAGGCTATCTTCACTCTCTTCGTTGATTTCCTCTGTGTCGCTGTCTAGGCCGCCGATGTCGTAATAACATTTGGCCTGGACCCACGTTCGGACACGGGAGGTATTCTGAACGATGGCGTCTACCTCTCCGACCTTTTTAAGTGATAGAGCATTGCCCGTAATCTTTTTATACTCTTTCTTAATGAAGGAGGCGATGTCCTCTATCATTTGCTCCAGGTCGGATTCAAAACCATTGGCATAAACATCTTTTAGCTTTATCTCAGAGTGGTAGTGAATGCACAACTGGTTTCCGTGAAAAGAGACTTTAAAGCCGTCCATAACACGAGAATCGTGGATAGGGTGACCCTCTTCTCTCTTAAGGCCGACCTTGATGGGTTCGCCGTTCTCATCGAGGGCACCATCGTGGCTATTTGCCATAACCTGTGATATACCTCTTACAATTTCCATAGTTGTAGCCATTATTTTTTCTCCTTAAGATATTTGCCGATTTCTTGAGCAATAACTTCCTCTAATGTTTCACCTTTTGATTGTGGAATCTTAGCTTTGCCTGCACTAGACATAAAAGCTTTTTCTGGTGTGTTATAATAAACGAGGGCGCGGAGGTGCTTTTCAATCTTTTTTAAAGTCGAGAGCACTTCCTGCTGTGTGAAATCACTTGCCTTCTCTGTAAGTTTTTCATCAATCATTTTTTGGTCTCCAGCCCGAAAGCCAACGTTCTTCCCTACCATCTACCCATCTTATATAGCAATTATAGCAACAATCAAATTTATTCATAAAAACATCATCTCTAATTTTATAAGAGTAGGTACTACAAATAGGACAGACTCTTTTGGTAGCTTCTCTAT